TGGGCGTCGGAGTAAAACACGTTGTCGCCGAACTCCAACTTGAACCGCACGTCGTAGATGCCGGGGTCCATCTCGCTGGTGTCAAGTTTGTAGTAGGCGAAGCACCCCTCCCGGTAGTCTACCGGGTCGTCCTCCACCACCACCCGCAGGTCGGCCTCGGCCGGCACGCACTCCCCGCACCGCTGGGTGATGGTGACGGACACGTCCGACACCACGATCAGGTTGTGGTAGTACCGGACGATGTCCGACTGGCGGGGCACCAGCGGCTGGATTTCGATCCGCAGGGCCTTCTTCGACCCCTTGACGATCCGGGACGGGGTGAACCGGAAGGCGAAGTCGTACACGATGGGGATCGGGCTGGCCGTCCACAGCGGCGGGTACAACTCGAAGTTGCTCTCCTCGGTCACCAGGTCGGCGTCAGCCTCGTACCGGACGTACCACACGTCCACGTAATGGCCGACCACGAACTGCGGCTTGGTGGCCGCCAGATCGACGTAATGCTTGCCCTCCGCCTCCCGCACCACGCTCCCGGCGGCCACGGTGGCGAACAGGGTGCGGCCCTCCGGGTTGTCCGGGGTGCGGGCGTTGGGGTCGAGGTAGTACACCTCCACCCGGTCGAACCCGTCTGGGTCGGCGAAGGCCCGGCCGTTGTACGTGTCCAGCCGCAGCCGGACCGTGTCGCCGATCACCGGGTTGGAGTGCCGCTCTTTGGTCGCCATGCTCGCTCCTTAGATGATCTGGACCTGGCAGGTGCTCTTCGGGCTTTCTTTTTCGGCCCACTTGATGAACTCGTTCATGGACGGCTTTTTGTTCGACACGAACTCGCCGTCTTTGTTGACATATGCCAACACCGTGCCGGCCGAGTTTTGCCACTCGGTCAGGTTGGCCGTCTGACCGACCGTCCCCTTCACTACGAGTGGGACCATGTTGCCGGTGTTGCCGTACACATGCCCGACGGGGTTTTTCCACTCGGACAGGTTGGCGAACTGGCCCCCTTCGGTCTTGATGACGAGCGGGACGTGATCGTTTTTGGGGATGGGGGTGATCTCGGCATCGCCCATCAGTTCGGCGGGATCGTGTCGCTTGCGGACGTTGGCACACTGGCCGCTCGAACTCAAAACCGTTCCGCCCTTCTCGTTCGCCTTTTCCATCAGCCGCTGCACCCGGCCGGCTTCCAGCATCTTTTCGGCCAGGTGCTTCTCGACCAGCCACTTCCGCTCGTAGGCGGTCAGCCGCCGGACCTCGCTGGGCTGGATGCCCAGGTGGCGGGTCAGGTAGTACATCTGTTCCATGAACTCGTGCGTGACGCTGTCTTCCATGACACTTCCTTGTGTGTTTTACTTTCCTAACTTAGTTTCAATCACATTCCTGCAAACTGCCTGGAACAATTCTGAGTCTGACACCCGCCCCACTTCTTCCAGGTATGCCTTCGTGATGATTTCCTCGTTTACTCCAAAGCCAGAAGCTAAAGTAGGCAGGTATCTGAAATTCCATTTCAAAGACAGTGCCATCAGGTTTTCTGGCCGGTCGTCTTCGATGGCAGAACATTTACCGTTTATGTGGTGTACATGATACTTTGGAGGAACGGGACCGTAATAATGCTCGAATACTGCTCGGGAATGCAGTTTTGTGTTGCCTTTTTTCTCTAACGATAGCCAGCGTTTGTGTCGCTTGTTGAAGTAGATGAAATGGTTTTTTATGTACGGGCTTTCAACGAGTTTTGTTCCATATTTCGCAAACCTCTGAGCCGGACTAAGAGACTTGCCACGAGTATGATGTCCTAGGCAGTATTCCCTGGTGCTGTCGTACATGATGTTGGTGTACTTGCCGCAACCACAAGCACACAACTTTCTCTCGACCTTGTCGGCCATTTGAGAGCGATGTTTCATATGGTGACCCAACAGGTACATCTTTCCTTTTCGTGTTATTCCCCCACAACCACAACAGCACAGTCCGGATTCGTTTGTGTGTTTAACTGACTTTTCCTTGGCCTTTGCTCTCATGTGGTGACCACGCAAGTATTTGCTTGCGTAGCCGTTTTTCCATTTTTTCAGTTCTTTGCCGCACCCACACTGGCAAAACCCACATGTTTCCATACGTCACCTTAGTTGAATTAAGTTTCAAAGTTATTTACTTCGGTTCTTTGCTTTTCTGCTCTCTCTCTGCACACTTTCCGCCTCTTTTTGCTTCTGCTCAATGAATTTTTCTATGTACCACTTTCGCTCGAAAATTGGAATTTGCCGACTCACCTGCGGTGGCATGTGCAGGTGGTAGGCGAAGAAGAAGTCTTCTTCGAGCAGGGACTTGTACAGCTCTAGGCTGGGTTGGCCGGTGCCCTCGGGGTCCGTGGGAAGAAAAAATTTGATTCGAGCGGCAGGTCGGTGTTGAACTCAGCGGTGCAGGACGGGCACACCAGGTTGATCTTGGTGTCCACCCCGAACGGCGGCTCGCTGAGCAGGTTGCGGAGGTGGGCCACGTCCTTGATGGGCAGCCGCTCGATGATGCTCTGGATGTTGGCCTGCCCGGACAGGGTCTGGCCGCCCGGGGTTTCCAGTTGTTCGACCAGCAGGGCCGCCCGGAACAGCAGGGTGTCGTCGTGCGAGTTGTCGCCCCACATCTTCACCCGCCGCTCCCGGTGCTCGGCGATCTGCGTCTCGTCCTGGCCGGTGGACAGCCGGTAGGTGAACTTGATCTTGGTGGCCGGCAGTTCGCCGTGCAGGGTGTTGGTGCCGAAGTCATCCGGGCAGGTGTCCACGTACAGGCTGTCCAGGTCCACCGTGGTGCTGAAGTTGGAACTGCACTCCGGGCACTTGATCTGCACCTCGTACTCGGGGCTGTAGCTGATGCCCCGCAGGTAGATGAGCAGGTAGGTGCGGTCGATGGACAGCAGGGTGTCCGGGTCGAACTTCTCCATCAAACAGTTCTTGAAGATCATGTTCACCGCCGTCCCCTTCTTAACGAAGCGGGGGGTGGCCAAAATCTTCTCTTCCACCCCGGTCATGGGACGGACGTGCAGGATGCCGTTGACCGGGCCGTTGGACCCGTCGTAGAACTTGCCCTTGGACGGCAGTTCGATCTGCTCGTAGTGGCTGGTGACCGGGTCGATGAGGTCCAGGAAGTTGCGGATCACGTCGGCGGGGCTGCTCGGCCCAGCCGAGGCCGCCGTCGGCCGGCTCTTCGGTCCCTTGTTGCTGCCGCCGGCCACCGCCTGCTGCATGAGGGCCCATGCTTCCGGCGGCACGTTGCCCTGCATCTTCACCTGCTGGGCGGCGTCCGGGGAAAGGGTCGCCTCCTCCTCCTGGATGGACGCCACCTCGGACCCGGCCGCCCGCTGCATGGCCGCCAACTTGTTCATGTCCATGCTCTGCGGCGGGCCGGACTGGTCGAGGTCGCCCTCGTTGATCCGGCGGGGCCGAAATGGTTCGTTTGCCATCTTGTTCTCCTGAGCCACGATAACTCCTTAGATTAGTACGGAGGTTAAATGTTGATTATCGACCTGAAAAATGTCGAAGAACTGGTGTTCATGGACAAGGCCGCCCAGCAGGCGGTACCCGGCCTCCGTGACCTGTTCCACTCGTGGGCCCTGGGCCGGCTGATGCCCGCCATGCGACCGGTGGCCCAGCGGGCGGTGTTCGAGTTCTTCGACCGGATCACCCCGGAGCAGGTGGCCGCCCTGTCCGCCCACTTCGGCCGGGAGGTCCGGGTGGACGGTTCTGCCCCACATTTGGTGCGGCACTACTCCTTTAGTGTGGAGGACGCGGAGGGCGGGCTGAACGAGGCGGGGCTGGGCGGGAACTTTTTTGTGTGGCGAGACGAAGGCAACCTGTATGTATCAACGTGGCGATGAAAAATACCGGCCGGCGGCCCGGCCACCCCTCCGGGTACAGACCGCCCCATCGCTAGGCGAGGTGGTGGAGTTCTATCGGTCGGTGCTGATCGACCACTACGACGCCGTCCGGGTGTTCGCCCGGCAGGGGCGGGTGGTGGCCGAGTTCCGGGGGCCGGTGCCCGAAGTCCCGTCCGCCCTGGAGGGGTACGAGTTGGTGTGTCTGGAGGTGGGCGATGGCCTGGGGGAGTAAGGACGAGCCGAAGCCTTGCGGCCCGCCGGCGGCCCACGCCCTGGTGCGGGACAAGGCCAGCAAACTGCTGGTGTGCTACATCGACACCTCGCACCTGCCTTCGGCCGCCGCCGACGCCTACGTGGGCGAGTGGAAGGATCGGTACGCCGGGGTGGCCGAGAAACTGCCCAGCGGGTGGGCGGTGCTGTTCGTGCCGACGACCGGCCGCACCGAGATCACAACCCTGGATTTAACGTGAGGTATTCAATTTGTATTTTCTCCTATTTTGTCTGGCCGCCATCGGGCTGACGCACATCGTCGTGGACAGCCACATCGTCTGGAAGTTGAAACACTGGCTGTGGTACGCCCCGGACGCTGACGGCCGGCTGGTGTTGCGGCCAGACCTGACCAAGTTGCAGAAAGAGTTGCATTTTATGGGCAACTGCTACCAGTGCAGCGGGTTTTGGGCGGGCCTGTTTCTGGGCGTGGTGCTGAATGGTTTCGATGTTCGCTGGTGGTGGTGGCCGGCAGTGTGGATCGGTCACGCATTCACGGGAAGCTACCTGTCGATGGTCGGGGCGGCCCTGATTAACTACCTGGACGTGGTGAGGGCGGACAAATGAAGCCGGTCGGGCTGATGGACATCAAGCAGGCGTTGCACGACGAACGGTTCCGCTCCCTGTTCCCGGAACTGGAGCGGGAGATCGACCAGACGCTGCGGAAACCAAACTGCGGGTCGTGCGGCGTGCCGCTGGCCCGGAAAATCCTCAACGACTACCCGGACCGGGTGGGCGGCTACTTCCCGGGACGGCCGGTGCTGCGGCCGGAGGACGAGGCCAAGCAACTGGCCGACAACCACTGGACGGTCATCAATTGCCACGTCAACGACCTGGAGGCCAAACTCAAACAGCTGCCGCCCGGCCGCAAGCAGTTGGCCGTCACCCGCCACGGGGATCAGGTCACCTGCGTGGTGAACGAGTTGATGGTGGTGTTCTAACCTGCCAGGGTTAGCACCCGGTAGTCGTCCCGGGCCCGCTGGCACATCTCGATCATGCGGGCCGGGTGGTCCCGGTACCGGCTGGGCTGCACCGGCCACGGGTCGTCGGGCCGACGGTGGCGGCCGAACACGGTGGCGTTGCGGTAGAACTGTTCGGCCTTCTCCGGGGCACCCAGCAGGTGTAGGTGGATGTCGCCCATCAGGCACCAGAACTCCGCCATGACCGGCCTGTAGATGAGCGGCGGCATGAGGCTGTCGATGGCCCGCCGGGCGTCCCGCTTGACGTGGCAGTACACCAAGGACATGTAATACCGGGTCATGGCCACCGGCAGTGACATGGCCTCGCACCGGAACAGGTACTTGTCGGCCACCCGCAGGAAGCCGTCGTGGTCGCCGGCCGCCAGCAGCAGGCCGGCCTCGTAGTACAGGGGTTCGGCTGCCAGCGGGGCGGCCTGTCGCCACGCCCGCACCCGGCCCGACCGGTCCGGGCCGGAGGTGCCGGCCACCAGCACTCCGAGGGTGGTAGCGTCCCGGTCCGGGTGCGGGGTCTCAAACACGGCCCCGGCGAAGGTGGCGGCTCGGCGGTGGAGCAGCCTCGGCTCCTTGGTCACCAGGTCGGGCCGGACGATCATCAGCCGGTGGACGGCCGGCGGCCCGTCGCACACCGACTCCAGCAGGTCCGTGCCGGCCAGCAGCCGCTCGCCCGGCTCCAGGGTCAGCGTCCACCCGTCGCCCAGGTGCCGGTTGCGGACCTGGTCCCGGGGGGCGTCGGGCGGAATCCCGATCACCGCCCCCCGGTCGGCCACCGCCGCCCGCACCTCGTCCGGCCGCTCGGCCAGCACCACCACGCCCGTGTCCGCCGGCAGCGTGGCGATCGTGGCCCGCAGGTCGTCGGCGTCAGCCGTGGCGATGATCTGGGTCGTCAGCATCTCGTCCCTCCCCGAACCGTTCGGCCAGCACGTCGGCCACCGCCGCCGCCTCCATCACCTGGCCGGCCCGGCGGTAGAACTCCAGCAGGTCTCGGTACGGTTTGGCCACCCCGGGCCTCCGCACAACCTCCAGGTAGAGTGACACCAACTCGTTCATAGGTCATCCGAAATAAAATTGCTCCAGCCGGCCACACCCTTAACTATACTATTTTGGCCAACTGAAGATAGATAGATAACCAAAAAATTAACCACCTAACCTCGAATGTCGTGAATGCCCGAATGCAAACCGGGGGTGGAGACGCCCTTTCCCTATTAGACACGAGGCACATGGGCACCCAGTATCTGAACAACCGGGAATTCGAGGAAACCATCGAGCGGTTTCTCAACGCCAAGCGGGTCGGCAAAAACGCCGACGAGTTCCATGAGGCCCAGCAGCAGTTGGCCGCCGCCTTCTACCTGTTGGCCGAGAACATCATCCGGGCGTTCAACTTCCAACTGATCGACAAGGACGACGCTCTCCAGGAGGGCGTGATGATCTGTTTCGAGAAGATCGACCGGTACAACCCGAATCACGTCGGTAAAAACGGCCAGAAGTCCAAAGCGTTCAACTACATGACGACCTGCTGCCTGAACCACTACCGCCAACTGTATCGCACTGCCAAGAACTATCTGGAACTAAAGAAGCGGTACCAAGAGTTCATCTCCAAGAATTCCTTGGAGATCATCCCCGGGCAGGCCCGCACCTACAGTCTCGGCTATTGGGCGAAGGGCCGCCGGCCACCACACAGGGGCAACACATGAACGTATTAGACGCCATGGAACAGCAGGAGATGATTCAGAAGTTGGTGGACAAGGGTTATGGGTGGCTGATCGAAGCCCTGTACAACGAAGAGGTGTACACCAAAAAGGGCAGCCGGTTGAACAAGAGCAAGACCTGCCGCACCCTGGACTGCAAGCCCAAGACGTTGGACGACGCCCTGCAAAAGTGCAAGGAGATTCTGGAAGAGGCCGGCGTGTTCTGTTAAGCGGTCGAGAGCGTGTTGTCGTTCAGACAGTCGATGATGTAAGCCCGGTCGTACCTCATGGTCAAGTCCGCCATGAGGATGTCCGACGACCCCATGTCCAAGTCCTGGAAGTCCACCGCCTGCGGCCAGCAGTTGTCGTACTGCCACTTCTCGACGCAGTTGCCGCACCCGTCGTACATTTCGAGTACGGCCGTCTGCTTGAAGTTCAGTGTGGAGTCGCTCTCGTTGACTACGAACCCGTAGGTGCCGGCCCGGGGGTTGTACAGCCGCTGGAGCCAGCTGAACACCGGGTTGTCGTTGCACCGGATGTCGTACAGAACCAGATTAAACGATTTCCACTCCGGCTTACCCGGGTAGACAATCGTCTCAGTGACGTGCTGGGCCTCGTTCTCCCGGAACGAGAGGTTCGGCCGGGCGGCCCGTTCAGGCGGGAGGGACCGGGTGCCGTAGGCGGAAATATCCGGCAGCCGGAATAGCCACCGGAACTTCCGCTTGAACACCGTGTCGGTCTTCTCCAGCCCGTAGCCCAACCCCATGCTCGGCATGACCGGCCCTCGTTAGTTATTGGTGCCGCAGCCGGTGCAGCACGAGGCGAAGGGCACGTTGCCGCACTTCGGGGTGTAGGTGAACTGCGAGTACCGCATGGTCAACTCGATGTCCACGGTGTCCGAGGACGCCATGTCCAGGTCGCCGAAGTTGATGGTCTGCGGCCACATGTCCTTGAACACCCACTCCTCGATCGGGCTGCCGCAGCCGTCGTACAGGGTGAGGGTGCCCTTGGCGGTGTAGTCGGACACCGAACTGCCCTGCTTGCGGTCCTGGTTGTTGAACTGGTAGACCGCACCCAGGTAGGCGTACAGGTTGGCCGACTCCGGCCGGCTCGGGGCCACGTCGATGTACGTCAGCGTCATCGTCTCGTAGCTCGTCTTGCCCGGAATCCACGCCTTCTCGTTCAGGAAGTTCAACTCCGTCTCGTCGATGGACAGGTTGGGCCGAGAAGCAACCTTCACGAACCAAACGTCAATCGGGCGGGAGGCCAACGACGGGCAGTTGGGCTCCAGGTACATCGTCCAGCGAAACTTACGCTTGTACACGACACTGGAGTCCATCAGGGCTCCAATGCCCATGTACCCGTTTTTGCGAGTGGTCGGCATTGCTCTATTTGCTCCTCATTAGAAGGTGTTGGCGTTCTCCGTGAACGACCCGGTCCGGTGCACCGAGAACTCGATGAACATGAACTCTGCCGCCCGTTCCGGCTGGACCCCGATCTTGGCCCGCATCTCGTTCCGGTCCACCACGTCCGACGGGTTCAACTCGGCGTCACACTTCACGAAGAAGTCATTCAGCCCCCGGTCCTTGCGGACCTGGTTGAGCACGTCGGTGGCGATCTGCACGAACTGCGACCGCAGGATGTCGTCGTGCGGGTCGAACAGGATGCGGCGGGCCCGCCGCCGGATCAACTTTTCCACGTACAGGAGCATGCGGCGGACGTTGACCCGGTCGAGGGCCGTCGGCAGTCGCTGCAACGTCTTCTGGCCGAACACCACGAAGTTGGCGGAGTCGGAGAACTTGATGATCGGGTTGACACAGTTCCGGTTGCCCTGCATCTGATCCCGCTCGTCGGACGACGGCTGGGTGTACACGGCCGACACGTTGAACACCGTTCCCCGGTCCTCGCCCGCCGGGGCGAACCAGGGGTGAGTGAGGTTGTCGGAGTGGATGTACGTGCTGAGCACCACGCACGACGGCGGCAGCCACACGTCGATCCGGTTGTAGGTGTCCCGCACCTTCACCCATGGCCAGTACAACGCCCCGAAATCGGAGTCGAACCGGGTCAGGTTGAGCGGGTGCGACCCGTTCTGCCACTGCACCACCTCCCGCACCCCCATGCCGAAGGGCGGGTCGATGATGGCGAAGCAGTCGCTCCGCTTGTTTTGGCACAGGTCCAGCATGGCCAGGACCACGTCGGTGGACGAGTGGCCGGGCACGGCCAGCAGGTCGATGTCCGTCTGCTCCGGCTCGGACAGTGCCATCATGCCGGTGCTCGCCACCTGCGACCCGATCAGCAGGGCGTCCTGGTCCTCGGCGTCGGCCGGGATGCCGTTGGTGCCCCCGACCAGCGTGTACGTGCCGTTCAGCGGCGGGGCACCCGTGCCGGTGTTGTCCACGATGCGGATGTAGTCCGACACCAGGGCCATGAACGTCTCGGCGTAGAACCGGCTGGTCTGGTCCTTCACCAGCTGGCCCCAGGACTCGACCTGAATGCCGTCGTTAAACACCTGGACCGAGAACGACCCCTCGTGGATGTCGTTGGCGATCACCACCTGGGTCAGGTTGCCCTCGGTGCCCGGTGAGTCGGCCGTCACGGTGAAAGTCTTGCTGGCCGATGCGGTGGACGACCCCGTCACGATACCGGCGGCATAGGTGGTTTCCGGGATGGCCTTGGTGGTCCGCTGCGGGCTGGTGCCGACCGCACTCTTGCCGCTCAAACCGAACAGGCTGGCGGCCGTGCTGGACGACTTGACCAGGATTTTGGCGTCCCGGCCTGCGTGCAGGGTCCGCAACTTCAGGTTGCCGCCGACCGCCACCGCCTCGAACCCGCCCGGGATGTCGCCGTCACTGATCTGGGTGTTGATGCTGTTGACGATGGACGAGATGGTGGTGTTGGAGGACGAGATCGCCACCTGCTGCACCACGTTGTCGATGCCGACGTTGTCCGTGCCCTCCACGACGACGTGCAGGTACAGGCCGGTGAACCCGACCAGGTTGTAGTTGCCACTAGACTGGTAACTGTTATTCGGGTACTTGTCCACCGTGCCGGTTACGGCCGCCTGGGTCATCAGGGTACCCAGTCCGACCAGGCTGCCCGGCCCGTAAATGGCGTTTTGCACCGACACCAGTTCGATGGACGAAGCGGTGCCGTAGCTGAAGGTGGTACGGACCGCCAGACAGTCGGTACCGGTGGTGAAGAACTCGATACCGTCCAGAGCGTCCAACTGGTCGTTCAGGGCGTCCACCAGGTCGTCGGTGGTGTACAGCGGGGTGTCGTCCGTGTTGGCCAGCACCACCAGCACCTTGCTGGACAGCACGCCGTTCAGCCGCCACCGGAAGAACACGTCGTTGTCGAAGGAGAAGGTGCCGGCCACGTTGCCGAGAATCTGCACCACGTCGCCGGCGGCCGGGATGTCCACTTCGGCCGTCAGGGCGGCCTCGCTGCTGGCGGCCGACACGTCGGCACACCGGACGATCCACACGCTGTTGGTCTGCTGGAGCACCTGCTCGGCGGCGTAGATCAGGTACGGGTCGGTGGTGTCCGGGTGCGGGTACCCGAAGGTGGTGTGCAACTCCCGCAGGCTGCCGATCAGCGTCGGGACGTTAACCGGACCCTTCGTGGCGAACCCGACCAGGCCGACGCTGTGGGCCGACGTGGCGGCATCGACGAAGCTGAAGTCCTTCTCAGTGATGCGGATGCCGGGGCCGATGGTGTTCGACGGCGGAAATCCTTTAAGAATCGGCATTTTATTGTACTCCCTCGCTGAGTGTCTCGATATATCGGGTGGCGATCAGCCCGTCGCGTTCGGCCTGCTGTATATAGTCGGTCATCAACTCATCTTCGAGCAGGTACTTGTTTTTTCCGCCGCCCACCCCCGGAATGTTCAGCACGGTGAACTCCTTGGAGGAAGCTCCCCGCCGCTTGCGGATCACCAGTTGCACCGGGCCACGCATCTTGTTCACGATCTCGACCATCACCCATCCCCCACGTCAATGTCCAGTTTGGACAACACGGACCGAATTTCGTCCTCGCTGACACCGTTCAGGATGTCAACGCCGAGGTCCAGAACGGCCTGCTTGCGGACAAGCGGCTGCGGGATGAAGGTCTCCACCCGCATGTTGAACTGCCACCGGATCACCCGCACCGCACGATCACCTGGTTCCAACTCGCTGTTATTAGCCGTTGACTCCAAGGTCACGATGGTCTCATAGGGCACGTTCTGTAGCCGTATGTATGCGATAGGATCAAATTTAAGGAACACCTGCTCTATAATCTGGTTCATGTCCTCGCTGTAGAGCGTCCAGGCGTTTAGCTGGTAGGAGATGTCCACCGGCAGCCCCCGGGTGCGGCCGAACACCGTGCCCCGGTCCCGCCGGGTCACCTGCCCCGGCCCCGTCCACCCCGGCTTGCCGTCCGGCCCCCGGAAGTAGTCCACCGCCCGGGAGTACAAGTATCGTGACTGGTTCAGGGTGATGTCCGTTTTGTTGTGCAGCGACAGCATCGGCAGCCGGATGCGGTCCACCACCAAGGTGTTGTCCTTCCGGACGTTCTCCTGGAGGATGAACGCCACCGCCTTTTCCGGGCCGGCGATGGTGATCGGCACCCGATGGGCCACGCTGTCCTCGTCGATCACCGACAGGTCGCTGAACATCTCCCGCATCGCCTGGTCACAGGCCCGCAACACCTGCGAGTACCGGGTGATCGTCTCCTGGCTGAACGGCCGGCCCGGCTCGTCAACGATGTGCCCGGTCTGCACCGGGTTACAGTTCGCCGGCTCCCCCAGCCCGTCCCGCTTCGGGCAGTCGGTCAGCGAGTCCTCCGACACCGCCCGCAACGACGGCTCCTGCGGCCCGCAGTTGCCGGGCACCGGGTCCAGGATGTCGGGTCGCTCGAAAAAGGGTTGGCCGTTGCAATCGTTCAGAGACTTGTCCGCCATGATTTGGTATCTACCCAAAATCGTCTAATCTTTTGAGGGAGTACGGCCGATTAAAAGGACATGGCGAAAAGCAGGCACGACCAGAAGTGGAAGCACAAGGGGTACAAGCTCCGGGGAGTTAAATTCCTCCTGAACACCCAGGAGGAAGAGGAACTGCTCCTGCGTGAGTACCAGGAGGCCCACAAGACGGCCACCAACCTCATGATCCGGCTGGTGAAAACCAAACTGGACGCCGGGGCCGTGACCGAAGAGCAGGTGATGAGGAAGCGAGACTCGAAGTTCGCCGCCAGCCTGCGGGACGAAAAAATCGGTGACCTGGACGCCCTCGGGCTGACCAAGGAGCGGCAGAAGCGGGGCCCCACCTTCCTGGCCCTCCGCATCATCCGAGGCTACGTCAAGCGGAACAAGAAGCGGCAGGAGAAGTGCCCCCGCCTGAGGAAGTTCGACAACATCATCGTCGAAGACGGGGTAGTCGGCCTCGCTTTCGACAAGATGGGGATCGCCGTGTGCGGCCGGGACGGCAAGCGGGCCCGGACCGTGGCCCTGGACTATACCGTCCCCAGCAGCATGGCCAAGTACGTGCCGTACCTGCCCAAGTCCTTCGGCGGCCACCTGACCCGTACCACCAAGCGGGGACAGGCTAAATACCACTTCACCGCCAAGGCCAAGATCGAGTTCGAGTGGTCCTACCAACCGGTCGGCCCGCTCGGGTTCGACCTGAACAAGACCGGCTCCTACTTCATCACCCCCAACGAGCCGATCCTGTTCGACGGCAAGCTGCGAGACCGACTGCCGCACACCAAACAGATGCGGCGGCTGATGGACGCCCTGGTGGACCTGAACGAGCGGATCAAGGACAAGTCCATCCGCTCCTCCCAGCGACGGGCCATCCGTGAAAAGTGGAAAAAGGTGCACGTCAAGTTCGGGCAGGTGTGCCAGCCGTACTGTGACGCCATCCTGGAACACGCCGTCGCCAACCGCCGGCTAATCTGCATCGACGATCTGTCGTGCGGGGCCCAGACCGGATCGTTCGGCCAGGACAAGGTGCTCGAATACCTCGTCCGACAGTGCGAGGACCGTGGCATCCCCTTCGTCCAGGTGCCCACCCCGCACACCAGCAAGTGCTGTCACACCTGCGGCCGGGAGGCCGAACGCCCCGAGGTGGACAAACTGGTGTGCCCGACGTGCGGCGAACTGGACGCCCACCGCAACGCCTCCAACAACATCGCCGACTGGGGGATGCGGATTTGGAACGACGGGGCGGGCAAGTTCTACCAGTGGAAGAAGGAGTTCTACAAGCCGATTGGCAAGGAGAAAAAAGAGACCACCGCCCGCCGGCAGCGGACGGTCGCCGTCAAGGCGGCCTGAATGTCGGTCCTCGTTCTCGTCACCGGGCGAGGTTAACTAAGGAAGTAGGTTCGCGGACTGCCTAGCTTCACCGGAGACGGCGTGACAAGTATCCGCACACTCTCCATCACAGCCGGGGGAGTTAAAAAAAGGACATACGTCCACGAACAGCGTATTGTCACCGACTGTGAATAGACAAGTGTTCGTCCTCGTTCTCGTACCGGGCGAGGTTAAAAAGGAAGTAGGTTCGCGGACTGCCTAACTTCACCGGAGACGCGAATGCAAGTATCCGCAAATACAATGTTGGTTGGCTGGAAATGATGCGAAGCGGGTAGATATCGATTGATGAAACCGTTCCGCATCAAGCGACGTGACAACTCCAACGTCCACGTCAACGTGGTGGTCAACCCGGAAGTGATTCCGGAGGGCGGGTGCTTCGACGTGCCTCCGCCTCCCAAATTCCCGAAACCCAAACTGAAACCCAAGTTCGTCGCCAAGATCACCCAGCCCACTGTGGACGGGTTCATCCAGTTTGTTCACCAGGGGTTGTGACGCTCTCTCGGTACCGCTGGGCGGTCAGGACGTACCGCAACTTCCATGGGCTGGTGTGCATCCGGCAGTCCACCACCTGCCACCGGTCGTAGTAGTTATCGGTGACGACGATGTCCCCCAACCGGGGATCGCCGAACACTTTCAGCCAACTCTTGGCCGGCACTTCGATGCTGATCTCGTCCGGGTCAGTTCCCCATACGGTACATCTGGACGAAGGAACGACTTCATACCAGGCCCTCACGTACTTGAGGCCGGGACCGACCAGCACCCGGCCGAACATGTCCGTCCTAATGCGGTCAAGAAACCGCACCAGGATGCGGGCGAGGTCGCCGAGGTTGCCGTTAACTCTGATGATGTCCATTTTCAGTCCTTTAAGATGGTGACGATCACTCCGTTCTTGGCCACCGCCCGTATCCCTTCCTCTTCGGTCGGGAATTCCCCGGACCGGAACTTGTCCACCATCTGGCGGGTTTTGGGCGGCATGATGGCGTGACGCAGGGTGTCGAGATCGATGCCGAGCACCCGCTCCACATACCGGAGGAGGGCGTGCTCAGACACGATGGGAGCGGTGTCCGTGCTCGCCTTGAGTTGCTTGCGGAGCACCTCAAGGCGTTTTCGCAACTGTTCACAGTCCTGGTTGGCCACCAGGGCTTTTTCCTTCGCCCGGTTGTACTCGTCCTGGGTGCGGTCGATTTCGACCTGAAGGTGCTTGAGTGTCGATGAGTCCATGCCCTACTTTAGTAGGGCGGTCAGATGATCTTGATCTTGGGGGTGGTCTGTGTGACCCGGCCCTCGCCGGTGGTGAGGCTCTCCTGGAAGCGTTTGCACGTCATCTGGAGGCGGAGCACGTTCCAGTTCTTGTAGTCGCCGGTGCTGTTCTGCACCAGTTCCCAGTGCTCCCGCAGGTGGGGGGTGAAGATGCGGCTGCCGATGACCGGGGGGTGGCCGAGGGCGTCCAGCACCGCCTTGTAGTTCAACTCGAACACGATCTCGTCCGGGGAGTCGATGCCGAAGGAACCCAGGTCGTTCAGGCTGGCGATGGGCTCGTACATGCCGAACAGTTCGGTCGGGTGCTGGGACCACACCTTGCCCCGGGCCTCGTGGTAGTCCTTGTCGATCACCGCCGGCGAGATGAACACCTCGTAGTAGTACAGGGGGGAGCCGTTGATCTTGATGATCTCGGCGTCCCACTCGTTGAGGAGTTCGTTGTCCGGGCTGGTCGGGTCGAAGGACCGCAGTTCGCCCAGCTTGTACGGCGTCCCGTCGGCGTTCCGGATCACTGGGCCTTCCCGTTCTTGGTGTAGATTTTCGGCAGGGCGAAGGTGTGCTCGCCCACCGTCACCGACACCGTCAGCCCGGCCACCTCGGCGACCACCCCGCCGGCGGCCTTGAACGCCTCGGCGATCTCGGCCGCCACGTCCGCCTCCATGCCGGTGTTGGCTTCGGCGATCTTCTCGGCCAGCCGGCTGACGCCGAGCCGGGATTCCACCTTGGTGCCCACCATCTGCTCGTTGGCCTTGCCCTTCGTGGCGGCCGGCCGGTCGGCCTTCGGGGCATTGTGCTTGGATAGCCACGAACGGAACTCGTTGAGTGAGAACGAGGGCTCGTTGGACTTGCTCATGAGGTCGGTGTCTCCTGGAGGAAGAAAACGTCTACCTCTTCTTCCGGTATGTATGGGATTTCGTCGTATTTTGGGCCGGCCGAATGGTCGCCGATCCGCACACTTCTTCCATCCTGGCGGCGGTACCAGTGGGCGAACCCGCCGACCAGCCCGTGGGTGATCCGGTGCTGCGGGTACATGAAAAGGCCGCTCGGCAGCCGCTCGGCCCCCGGCCGGTCGTCGGCGAAGGTCTCGTCGCAGCACAGTAAAAGAATGCGGTCGGCCCCCATCAGCCGGGCAAGCCCCAACGCCGCACACAGCGGGTTGCGGTAGTCGTCCACCTGCGTCCGGCCGGCCACCGCCCGGGACGAGAACCCGGCCTCCGGCACCGGCAGGTACAACTCCACCCGCCCTCCGTACCGGCGGACGAACTCCGGGTTGGTGCGGACCGAGGCCAGACACACCGGCCGGCCACCCTTGCGGTCGGGCAGGTACGACAGGCAGGACGGGTACGGGTTGTTGACCACGTAGAAGTCCATCGGCCGGGGGGCCGACCACTTGGCCAGCGTCCGCCCGATGCCGATCACCGCCACGTTGTTCGGCACTTTGCCCAAGAGGGACACCTTGTCGGCGAACCCGTGGCCGTCGGACACGATCACCACGCTGCGGGCCCGCCGCACCTGGGGGTCGAAGTGCACCGCCCCCGGCACCGCCACGTTGGCCAGGTGGTTGCGGATGAGGGCCTCGTAGTCGCCGGCCGTGGTGAGGGCGTTGATGTCCACGTAGGGGGCGGGGCGGGTGAAGTCCCGCACCCACATGCCCTCCGGGGTGAGCAGGTACCGGTTGCCGTTGGGGTGCTTTTTGATCCGCATACAGTAAAGAAGTCAACTTCCGCAAGGAATCAGAGCGAAGCACTGCATCTGCTTCTTCACCTCGTCGGCGATCTCCTTCTGCATCACGTCCATGCTGACCACCACGCTGATGGGGGTGGCCGGGGCCAGCATCTGCACCACCGGGTTCTCCGGCATCTCCAGCCGGATGGCGTCGGGCAGGTTGTGCACCAGTTCGAGCACGCTGGGGATGCCGGTCACCTGGATGGTGGGCGGTGCCCCCCAGTCCACGCTCAGGGCGGGCAGGGCGGCCGGGGCCTCCAGCCGGAGGGACAGCGGCAGGTCGGTGGTGTCGATCTGCAACTTGGGCACGTCCAGCACCACCGAGATGGGGCCGTCCGGCACCACGATCTCCACCCGTTCGGGGATGGCCGGCCCCTGGTACTCGATGATGGTCTTGGACGGCATGGCCAGTTCGATCCGGGTGGGCAGGTCGTGCACCACCTGGATGGCCGGGATGTCCGGCGGCATGACCTCGATCACCGACGGAATGCCCTGGAACTCGTAGTTCATCTCCAGCTGCGATGGGTCCAGCCAGTTGGTGTTGGTCGGGGCGAAGGGGTTGAAGTTGTCCACGAACTCCGGCTCGGTCACGTTCACCGCCGCCGCCGACGGGCAGCAGGAGCACGAGCAGGTGACGGTGATGTTCACCGGGATGGACGGGGCCGACCCCCAGTTCACGTTGATGGTGGGCGGGTCGCAGAACTCGATGCAGTCGAACCCCGGGGCCGGCCCGATGGGGATGGTGGGCGGGGTGCCCCAGTCCACCGGGATGGACGGCACGTTGTCCGGGTCGATGCTGACCTGCATGTCCACGTTCACGTTGATCGGGCTGACCACCACGCTGATCGGCAGCACGTCCACCGTCACACTCACGTCCAGCGGCGAGATGTCCACGTCCACGAACAGCGGGTCGATGGCGATGGGCCCCAGCTGGGGCACCGGCCCGAACTCAATCGGGCCGAGCGGGGGCAGCGGGGCGAAGGAGATCATGCTCGGAATGCTGATGTCGCCGAACTCAATCGGGCCCAGCGGCGGCAGCGTGCCGAACTCAATCGGGCCGAGCGGGGGCAGCGGCCCGAACTCGATGGGCGGGATGGTCGGCGGCTGTGCGAAGGACAACTCCAGCGGGGGCAGCGGCCCGAACTCGATCAGGCTGGGCACGTCAATCGGGCTGAACGTGATGGCCGACGGAATGCTCACCGGCCCGAACTCCACGATGCTGGGCACCTCCACCGGCCCGAACACCACCTGGCTCGGAATGCTGATCGGCCCGAACACGGTGGACGGGAACGGACTCACGTCGATGCACGGGAAGATGATCGGCGGCTGAACGATGTCCGGCGGCGGCACGGCCACCGACGGGGTCACCAGGTCGCCGATCTGGATGCAGGTGGGCACCGTCAGGTTGATGGCCTGGGGGTTGACCGGCTGCACCGGGATGTCGGTCCGGGTGCGGAGCACCGGCGACTGCACCACCTGACATTTGTCGTTGGAGAAAATGACCACTGGGTCAACGGTGGCGTTGGGCGAGTACCGGTGCTCGCCGTTGGCCACCGACTTGGTGAAGTTGCCGTCCCCGAAACTGAGGGTGAAGTCGTTGTACGTCCCCTGCACCTGGATGCTGTACCGGATGAGCACCCCGGTGGCCGGGTTGTCCTCCACCACCACGAAGGAGAAGTCCACGTCCGGACAGTCGAAGTCGTCGATGATGGGGTCGGCCGCCCGCAGGTTGCGGATGCGGTAGTCCAGGGTGGCCTGGTCCGGGCTGAAGTCCTTGCCGACGAACGCCTCCACCCGCTGCACCGCGTCCACCAACTGGTTGTGGTGCTCGGCCACCACGTACCCCCGCACCACCGACCCGGCCTCGTTGAACCGGGTCGGCGACCCGCCCAGGTTGCGGACGCACCGCCGCAGCCGGTTGACGAACCCGTTGCCGTCCTTGCCCACGGCGTCGTAGTAGAACAGTTCTCCGCCCAGGTTGGCGTACCCGTTGTCCGCCCACACTTCCGGCTGGCCGGGCTTGCGTGGCTTGACGGGCACGTCCTCGGCCCACGGGTCGTTGTTCGCGGTGAGCAACGCCTCGGTGGTGTTGGCCACCAGGTACAGGGTGCGGTCCGAGTCGATCCCGTAGGGGTAAACCGGTAGTGGCGGGAAACCGTTGCTCATGACATTATCTATCTGCTCCCGGTCGAAACCGTCAGTACACCCCGGCCAGCAACTGCTCCCCGGACGGCCGGCCGCCCAACGACCCGTAGGTCTTGGTGGCCTCGTTGTACCGGAGGAACACGTTGCTGCTGTAGTCCAGGCTCAGGTACGCCTTCCGGTCGCCGTCGGAGGTGGCCACCAGCCGGTTGGCCGGGTCGTCGAAGGCGGCCACCGTCTGGTCCTGGAGGGTGCGGTACGGGGTGGCTGCCGACCCCACCAGCCACACCTCGGTCAGGTCGTTCCACACGGCGATCTCGCCGGTGTTGTCGAAAAAGTACACCCCGCCGGTGAGCGGCACCAGCTGCCCCTCCACCCGGGTGCTGCCCGGCATGTCCGGCAGCTTGCGGAAGAACTGGAACTCGTCGGCCAGCGTCCCCTCCGTACGGTAGAAGCTGCGGAGCCGGAAGTACGACCCGACCCCGTCGTTCCGCACCAGGAACCCGGTGTGATCCTTCCAGCACGACCGGTACACGCTGTAGTCGCCCCCGGCCCCGAACCCGGCGTTCTGCTGCAACTCCTCGGCCCCGTTCTTGAAGTTGGTAGTGTCGAAGTCGGTGGTGCTGACCGTGTAGTTGTTCAGGTTGACGGTGTGCCGCCGCTGGTTGGTCGGGCTGTTGCCGGGGGTGTTTGCCCCCAGGGTGGGCTGGCTGCCCAGGATGAAGTACAGTTTGGACCCGGTGTTGAACCCGACCCAGTTCCACCCCCGCTCCAGGGTGGTGAGGGTGGGGTCGCTCCAGGTGTCGGTGAACCCGGCGTACTCCTTGAACCGGATGCTGATGCCGGGCGGGGCGGTCTCCGTCCAGTACACCACCGCCGCCCCCTTGTCCCCCGACCCGGTGGTGTTGCGGGGGGTGAACCCGACGTTCCGCCGCCACTCGGCCGCCGCAGAACCGCTCACCGCCGAGGTGTCCCGGGTGACCGACTGGCTGGTCCGGCTGTTCAGTTTGAACGTCTCGCTCACCAGCCCGAACTCGTACGCCTTGAAGTTCTTGGTCACCCCGGTCCCGGTGTCGCCGGTCACCATCAGCCACAGGTTGGACTTCTCGATCACGTTGACGGCGTTGCGGAAGATGGTGGTGCGGTACGCCCCCAGCCGGGTCTGCACCCGCAGCCGCACGTCGTAAAACCCGCCCACGCTGTACGACCCCTTGGTGGTCGGGGCGTCCAGGTGGGTCAGGTCGTCCTGCAAGTCCCACTTGTACGAGGTGACGGCGTCCCCCGCCTGCTCCCCGTTGTCGTCCACCGCCACCGCCACCAGGGCGTTGGTGCGGGTGTGCAGGACGCCCCCGATCAGGGCCTGGGTGGCGTTGTCCGGGGCGTAAGACAGGGTGGCCTCGTCCGGGGCCGCCACCCGGGCGGTGATGTAGTTGGGGATGACCAGCGTGTCCTCCCCGAACTCGTTGCCCACCGTCAGCCGCACGTCGAAGATGCCGGGCGAGAAGTACGTCTTGGTGACGGTCGCCTCGTCCGGGTCGGGCACCACCAGGTTGCTGATCGAACTGATGGTGACCGTGGACACCGGCTGGCAGGACAGGGTGGACGGGGCGGTGCCGTCCCCGAAGTCCCAGCACTGGGTGATCGGCCCCCGGTAGCTCAGGTTCTGGAACTCGACCGTCAGAGGCACGATGCCGATCCGCTTGGAGGCGGTGAACCAGGCCCGGGGCCGGAGCACCAGCTTCCGCAGGAAGTTGATCCGCCCCTCCAGCGTGGCCCCCAACGGCTTGGCGTCCACCGTCCCCTTCACCCCCAGGAACTCCTCGACGGCAATGATGGCGTCCTTGAGGTTGTTGTGGTGGGCGGCCATCACGTTCTGGGTGACGTTGGTCACCGCCCGGGGCTTGGACACGTCGGTGAACCCGGGCAGCACCTCCAGGGCGTCGAAGGTGGTGGCCGTCCGGCTGCCGTAGTAGAAGGACAGGGCCCGGGCGTCCACCCCGCTCACCTGCTCGGTCAGGGTGAGCAGGCCGGTGGCCGGGAATCGGGCGGTGTCGCCCTCCACCACGATGCTCGTCTGGCCCGGCAGGTAGTCCTCCACCAGCCGCACCCGCAGCCCGTCGTGCACCAGGTACAGGTTGTCGGTACCGTCCGGGGCCACCGGGTACCGGGAGGCGGTCGGGATCATGCTCACTCCGTCACCAGGATCGAGTCGTTCAGGGACACCCGCTTGATCGTGTTGTCCGTGTACACGACCAGCAGGTTGGGGGCGTACACCCCGGGGGCGGCGTAGGTGTGGGTGGCGACGTGCTCGTCCGGGTCGGACACCGGGGTGTTGGTGCCGTCGTCCCAAATCCAGTACCGGCTGGCGATGTCCCCCTGCGTCTGGTCCACAAAGGTGAACTGGGTGAACGTGTCGCCGACCGCCGGGGTGGCGTAGAAAAAGGGCAGGGCCTCCTTCTCGCTCACCACCACGTACCCCTTCTTGGTGGTCACCCCCGTCCCGCCCAGGCTGGTAATCATGTTCAGGGTGACCGTGTACGTGCCCTCGGACACGTAGGTGTGGGTGGGGCTGGTCTCCACCGACGTGCCCCCGTCCCCGAAGTCCCACAGGAACCGCACCGTCGGGGCCCCGGAGAAGTTCTGGAACGTCACCGCCAGCGGTGGCGGTCCCACCCGGGGGGCGGCATGGAACAGGGGTTTAGGCGACAGGAACTTCTGCTCCAGCCCCTTCAGCAGCCCGTTCAACGAGTCGGCCGCCGGGGTCTCCTTCGTACCCACCTTGTTCTGGATGTTGACGACGGCGTCCACCACAGCGTTGTGGTGCTCGGCCATCACCGACGCCTGCACCGGGGTGCCGATGGGCCACGGCCGCTGGCCCGACCCGGCGAACCCCCGCTTCAGGTCTCGCAGCACCGTCTGGTTGCGGCTGCCGTAGTACACCAACTCGGTGCCCACCCGCACGATCCCCTGAGCCGGCAGGGTGGTCGCGTCGTCCACCACCAGAAACTTGCCGGTGTAAGTCAGGCTCTGGACCAGCACCGCCTCGCCGTTGTTCGTCGCCCGGTACAGGGTGGACCAGTCGTCCACCGCAAACGGGAACACGCTCAGATCGCCCGTCCGGTAGCCGGCGTCCAGGGTGGAGATGCGGTCAGCCATCGGTCCCCCTCAGGGCCTCGATCCTCTGGACGTTCACGTAACTCAGCACCAGCACCTCCCGCTCCCCGCTCACCGCCAACCCCTGGTGGGTGAAGTACAACGACCCTACCCCCCCGTCCGGCACGTCCTTCATCTCCGCCCACCGGGCCGGGTCCAGTCGGAGCACGAACCCGTCCTCCGCCAGCCCCACCGCCTGCTCCCCGGAGGCCGCCACCAGCCGGTACCGGCACACCACCTCTTCGCCCGGCTCGGTGGTCACCGTCCCCCGCACCCACACGGGCAGGCATATGCCAACCACCGACAACTCGGCGGCCGGCTCCGAAAGTCGATAACGCTCTTCTCTATTTAGGAAGACGTTGTGTGCGATTGTCAGGAACACAGGGTCTTTCATCTCAAATAATGTAGTGGCCGGTAGATACAAAAGACGCCCAGAGGGAGCCTCATGAAATTGTTTGCCCGACTGACAATCGCCCTGGCCCTGCTCGCCACCGGCATCGGACTGGCCCAGCCGCCCCTCCGCCCCCTGTCTGACCTGGTGACCGACGAGGGGGTCAAACTGCCGTGGATCGAGGACGACCGGGAAACCCAGTTCTACGGCCAGCCGCAGTACCAATACTACCCCCAGCCCCAGATGTTCGCCGGCCCGGCCGAGAACCGGGGGGAGGAGTACCGCAAGTACCTGAAGACCTCGGTCCGGCTGCGGAACGGCAACATCGTCGGCTCCGGCACCATCTGCCACTACGACGCCGACACCAACACCGCCTACATCATCTCCTGCGGCCACCTGTTCCGGGGCGGGGAGAAGGCCGTCCTCGCCCACTGCTTCTACAAGAACAACCGGAAACTGGACGAGCCGGCCGAGTACACCGCCACCGTCCTCGGGTACGACGCCAAGGAAGACCTGTCGTTCATGACCTTCAAGCCGGACTGGGAACTCGACCAGTGTTCGCCCATCGCCCCGGAGAACACCCCGCTGCCGAAAGGAGCCACCCTCTACTCGTGCGGGTGCGACCGAGCCACCGAGACCGCCTGCTACCTGATGCGGGTGGACGGAATGGGGGACCGGGGCCGCAACCTGTGGCTGCGGGAGAACGGCCCCCGACACGGCCGATCGGGCGGCGGGCTGCTGGCTGAGGACGGCCGGCTGGTGGGCGTGTGCTGGGGGTCCACCGACCCGTACAACGGCACCGGGGTCGGCAAGTTCGTCCCCCTCAACCGCATCCACCCGTACGCCAAAAAGGCGGGCCTCGCCCGCCTCCTGATCGCCACCCGGGACGTGACCCCCCGGTCCCCCGCCCGCCTCATCCCTATCATCGACCGGTCGGGGCCGCAGGGGACGTACCCGAAGGACTACATTCCGCTGCCGTGACCAGCCGCACCGTAAGCGGGGTGCCGTGGTGGCCGCACACCGGGGCCGGCCGCTCGCCGTCCCGCCGCTCCCACGCCACACACCGCATGCAGGTGATGGCGTGGCGGTACTGGGTGCAGTAGTAGTCCTGGACCATACTGGTATTTAGGGCCGCCGCATGTGGTTCTTGAACCACTCGTCCGGCGGCAGCGGCAGGTTGGATCGGCAGAAACAGTTGCCCACCCCCCGGGTGGGTGCCATCCGGGCCTCGTTCCGGGCCCGGCACAACGCCTCCGCCGGCACCTTCTTGCCCACCTCCGTCCGGGAGATGCGACCCCGCCAGAACAGCGGCACGTCCTCCAGCATCCACTTGTAGTCGGTGCCGAACTTGTCGAAGGCGTAGTAGTCGCTGGCCAGCGGGTTGACGTTCACCCACCCGTCCCGCCGCTCGTGCGAGCAGTATAGGATTTTAATGTCGCCCTCGAAGAACCCGGGCGGGATGGTCAGCGGCGGGGCCGAGTTGGACAGGTTGGCCACATGGCTGTACCCGTCGAAGTGCCGGCACAACTCCCGGGTTGGGGCGTAACACTTCACACGCATCTTCGGGTCGGTGTAGTCGTGGATCACGTCCGTCCGGGCCACGCTCCGGTCCCCGAAGTCGTACCCGAACCAGTAGGTGCGGAACACCTCCTTGGTCACGATCTGGATGCTGTCGTGCACGTCCCAGTGGTAGGCGGCGAAGTTGCCCTTCACCTCCTCGCACTCCCGGGCCGCCACCCGGATGATCTCCGGCCAGTGGGAGAAGTAGCAGGTAGCCAGCGGCTCCGCCTCCGCCTCCAAATGGCCGCACACCTCATTCACCATGTCCGTGTCGTAGTCGATGAAGACGTGGTCGTCGTTGCACACCAGCCAGACCAACTTGTCCGGGTGGTCCAGCACCTCCGGGGCCGCCTGCCGCCAGTCCTTCGTGAACACGTTCCGGTGCCAGTAGATCGAACACCGGTCGGCCCCGAACAGGTCATGAATGTACTTCTGCAACTCCTCCCGCCGGGGTTGGTACTCGTCGTCCAGTTGCAGGTAGAAGACACACTTCGACCAGCCCCCGATGGCCGCGTAACTGGCCAGCGTGTACCGGAAGATGTCCCACCGGTTGAACGACGGCAGGTGGTACCGGTTGTACCCGTACAGCCGGTGCTCGGTCAGGAAGATGTTGACGAAAAGGATCAT